TGAGACCTAAGTCAACTGTTATCTTTTTTAAGTCGCTGATCGGCATCGGAGCGTAACAGCGCTTGGTTCCTCTTATTTTTCGATACTTAATTCCGCGGCGAGATGTCGTCCAGTGCTTTTTAAGAGAGTCAGTGTGGCCTAAGTTAAAAGCATCTTCACTACACAAGACCAGAAAACCGACGTGTGAATCCTTTGCCATGAGCAAGGAGTCGTCTATCCAAAGGTCTGTTAAAATGAGCTGACTATTCATGTGTTTAATATATGATACTAAAAATAGAGACTAATTAAAACAAAAAAGGAGCGATTGCTCGCTCCTTTGTAAAGATAACTCATTTATTATTTTCTGTCCTCAAGCAACTTCACTCCAAGTAAGCTTTCCAATAGGTTGGCTTGACCGTTTCCGTTGCTGCCTGAAATGTAGGTATTAGGCAGAGTAACTTTAGATAGTTTTTCAGCAACTCCGACTTTCGTCTTGTACTCCCATTCAGCTTTCTCCTGTGGAGTAAGACCGGCCGCTACCAATTTTGCGTTCTGATAAGATTGAGCATCAGCTAAGATCTTAATTTTTTGGTTTTCCAACTCAGCTGCCTCTTTTTCAAGTTTAGCAACCTCTTTTCTAGTTTCAGCGGTAACTACCTGTTTAGTTTGATCTTGTTTTTGTTCATATTCTATCTCCACGAGAGCTTGTTCACCCTTTGCCTTGGCTGTGAGGGCCTGCTGTTGAGCAGTCATCAATTCCTGCTTGGAAACGCTAGCCTTAGTCGATGCGGCAACTTTCTTTGAGATCATGTCGTCCACTTGCTTTTCATAATCAACATCAGTGACCTGAGCGTCAGCTACTGTGATATTGTATTCTTTGATTGAGGAAGTTTTACGCTTGTATGTGCCGTCTCCGTTCTTTTGGATCTCTGTCTTATACACTCGCTTGTCTTCTTTCTCGAGAGAGTCGAACACAAACTGCTCGCTGGTCATCAAGAGGAAGGATCCATTCTTTAACTGATCGATGAAGTCCTGGGCCATCTGTGCTCGACCTCCGGAGTAGTGCATCTCTGAGCTCATCAGCTGGGCTGAAGACTGCAAGCACTCTTTGGTATAAGGAGAGAGGCGTTTGGTCACCAACGACTGCGGAGTACGATGCGTGTTGTGGATGAGTACCATGTCCTTCTCGTCATTCGGCAAGATGTACTGGGTGATACCTTTCACGTTAGCAGTAGTCGCGTCTCCGCCGAATCGAATGTTAATCACTCCGATCTCGATTGAGTTGTCGTTAAGATCTAAGTCGGCTTCGTTTTGCTGGTACGAAACTGAGATTTGGTTTGGCCATGCGGTCTGCTTTGCAAAGAAACCTGCATAGTATACACCGGACTCAAACTGAACGAATTGCTTTCCACTTAATTGCTGGACAACGGTACGTTCACCACCATCGTTCCAGGAGAATGGGTTGATTATCGAAACTACGATTAACCCTACGATTGCAAGACCGGCAATCACGGCATACTTGATTGGACTTTTTTCCATTTTATTGTTGTTTAGTTGTTTACAGATGTGATATTTTGCTCTTTAGGTCTTGAGCGCGAGTGAGCTGATTTTTATAGCTCTCAAGGCGTTGTTCTGCCTCGATGACGCCGTTTGCAGAGTCAGCTTCTGCCTCTTCAATACGCTTCTTCAGCGTCTCGATGATCTGATCGATGCTTGTAGTGTCTGCCTTTTGCTTTGCTGGTGCCAAGTAAAACTTAGCAATGTTCCAGATTGCCCAAAAGAAGAGTAGGCTAAAACCTACGATGATGAATGTTACTAATAGTTTAAACATAGTTTGATTGGTTATACGGTGTGCTCAATTCTTACTCTAACGCAAGTCTGAGGTTTATGAAAATTCATGAAAAAGTTATTGATGTAGCCCATTATGTTAGCTGAGCCGATTGGATTTGCCGAGTGGGTGTATATTGTTGGAAAATATCCGCGTTGGTGAGGGTGCCTGACCTCAAACCAGTGTTCAACTAGCCATTTAGCGCAGTCGTATCCGGTCTTTTCCTTGATGTTGTCGTAATTGAGAGTGTAGTTAGGAGAGACGTTTGTGTAATATTCCTGCATCGCAGAATCTCCCAAGTCATGGTCTAACGAGATGGTCTCTATGTTGTCCAGCCCAAGTTCATTGACTTTAGCTACGAACTCATCGTAACTTCTCACCAGTATCCACTCAGGATCGATGGGAGTCCTGACGTCATCTAAATAGATTTTATGTTTCATTGGAGCTATTATACTAACTTGAACTACTACTTTAAAATTTGTTTTGTGCAATGCGAATAAATAACTAAAAAAGAAGCAATATGTCAGAACGAGTACTAAATTTCTCAGAATTCTTCACAAAATACTCAAAGGAAGGACAAGTAGACCAGGCAAGCCTTGATAACTTTACAGGAGCAGCCGCTAACTTTGAAGAAGGATTTGACAAAGACACATATGACCAAGCTCCACTGGGTCCAAAAAAACCGATCGCATCAAGCACTGAGACAACTCCTCCACAACCTGGAGAAGTAGGAGCTCCTACCTTTAACGCAGAGACAGAAGAAGACATGGTCGCGCCAGACGAGATCGTTGCTACCGACGAACCTGAAGGAGATGCAGAAGAGCCAGCCGAAGAAACTGATGAATCTGATGAGCCGACAGAAGAAAAAGAAGAGAATGATGAGACACCAGAACCGGAAGCCGGCGCTAATCCTAAGAAGAAAGAAGAAAAGGTAGAAGAAGGATTAGTTGTAGATTTTGCTAACTTCATCAATGAAGAGTTCGATGACTTTGAACATGAAGGAGATGATCACTATCATGAAGAGCAAGAAGAAGACGACTTATTGGGAGCTAATCCATTTGACGAAGACGATGACTTCGGCCATGAAGAAGACGAATACGAATATTGCGATCAGTGTGACGAACCCGTCTATCACACGGTCGAAGGAGCAAGCTGCGGCTGTAACATGTAAAAAACTTAACGAATGACTGGAATAATTATTGCATTCTTAGCAGGAGCGACGGCCGCAACATCTGCCTTGCTTGCCAAAAAATACTTGGCAACTAAAAAAAGACCTGACCTGATCGCTGACACAGTGAACAACGCTAACGTGATACACGATCAATTAGATAAAATGCTAATAGAGTTTGAAGCCAACCGAATTTGGATAGCACAGTTTCACAATGGCGGACACTATTATCCAACCGGTAAGTCAATCCAAAAATTTAGCTTCTTTTTTGAAGTAGTAAAGAACACAAAGGACGCTATTCAATCTAATTTTCAAAACATACCAGTGAACCTGTTTAGCAGAGCGCTAGGACAGATACTTGAGAACGACATAATCGCTATCCCAGACTATAAAGACAAGAAGGTCGCTACCTATGGATTAAAATATGTGGCTGAGACCCACAAGTCAAAGAGCTCATACCTTTTTGCCATCCGCAACGTTGACAACCGACTGATTGGTGTCATCGGGATCGACTATACCGAAAAAACTAAAAAACTTGATCCTCTTGATGTGACCCTACTTAAGTTAGAGGCAACCAAGATCGGTGGAGTGTTGATGAGTCACCTATGAGACTATTAGAAAGCTTTATGGAGTTCATTCAATCTGCTGCAGTGCACCAACAACCCGATGCATATTCATATTATGGCAGCAATCCACGTAGAGCAGGAAAACGACTGATTGATAACTTACGAGAATTTTCTCAATCGTCAAACTCGTCATCATCAAAATCGTCTAAGTCTCCAGTCGGAGCAGAAGGCACTGAACCTAGTGTAGGAAAGTCCCAATTGAGCAAGACGTCGTCTAACTCATCGCTGGCCATCGTCAAGACTTGTAAGTCTTGAATCGCATGCCCGCTACTCTTCGTTAAAACTCGAGTCTTAATGGCTTCAAGCTTTTTTAAGATCTCATTTTCAATCTCTTTAAGCGCAATCTTGATTTCTGGTGATTCTTGTGACATGTTCTATAGTACTAGTAAAAGTTTTTCGAGTTTTAGATAAATAATCAAGACAAATAACTTATGAACATGCTTAAACTTAGAAGACTAGTAGAACAAGATGAACCGATGTCAGCAATGACTGCACCGGCTCAGCCTGACATGCAAATGCCAGCCATGCCAGCTGACTTGCCTGCACAGTTACCTACTCCAGCTCAATCGACTGTACCTGTTGATCCGATGACAATGACTGTTAGGGACTTTTTAGATAAGTGCAAGTCACTTGACCCTCTAGTTTGCATGGGCATAGAGTCATTCATAGAAAAAAATACTGAAGCTTTCGGCGCAGATCAAGCACAAAGTGAGCCAGACCTTACTTTCTCAAATGCAGTTCAACCTGCAGCACCTCAAGCACCAGCTCAAGTTGAACCATTTTCCCTAGATCAAGCACCGGACGCTCTTAACTTCCCGGGATAATGAGAGCAAAGAACTTCGATCAATACTTAAATGAAGTGCTAGGAGCAAATTCGATGGAAACCGACCCATTGGACTTAATCTTACGTCCAGACATTATTAGGCCCAACCCAGTGACTTTGGGAGCTGGCTCAAGCTCGACAATACCTATGCATTGGAACAACTCACCATTTCTATCAGGAAGCAGGCTGACCAGTGCTTTTGGAATAAATCCAAAGGCTCCGACTAGAAAGAAAGCATTACGCTTCCATGAGTTCATAGGAGCAGTTAAGAAGCTCACTAAATAAATAATAAAAAGAAGACCATGGCATACGTCTCAAACTTTAAGAAATTCATCAAAACAGAAGAAAAGAAAACGACTGAAACTGGTGCGAACCCATCAATAGAGGAACAGGTTACATCGACTGAATCTACTACTGATACTCCAGACACGAATGCTGCTCAGACCGAGACTCCGGCTGCTCCGGCAAGCGTAGAAGCAGATCCTGCGGTTGCAGCAGCTCGTCAATCAGTCGCTCAAGCTATCGCAAATCGTGATAAGACGGTAATGGCAAAACAGGCTGAACTGGATAAACTAAAGACTGATCAGAATAACTTGGTTAACACAGCTAACACTAACTTAAATAAAGCCCTGCAAGACGCAGCTAAAAAACAAACAACTCAAGCCTAATGGAACCCGTAAAGTCATACTCTGAGTTCGTCAACGAAGGCACCAAAGAAGTGGTGTACCCTACCAACTTTAAGGGCATGGTACAGAGCACACTAGCCAACGTTTATACATCAGTGATGGCGATTGCCCAGGAACTAGCTAACGAAAAGGCAGCTCGTAATCCTTCGCGATATACCGGCACTATCGAGGAAGTTGACATCACCAGAGCGTTGAACATGATCTTTCACAGCGACTGGAAAAAGAAGCTAAAGCAGAAGGCCCTAGGCCAAATGATGTTAAAATCGGCGGAACGCGCCGGCAAGCAGGACGCAGTCATCGCTAAGAAGAATCAACGTGCGATGGGTAGAATGCTTGGAGACAAGAAATTTAACCTGGACGTCGATAAACAGAGCGTTCGTTTTAGCGACGAACGTGGAGGTTTTGGACCCGGCTCAAACCAATAAAGAGAAATGACTGAACATGAACTCATACGCGACATAAACGACGAGATCACCTTCTCAGGCTCTCTACCTTACTCTTTGCCAGAAAGGGAGATCAAACGTATCCTTACTAACGATTCTAGGTTATTTTGGGACAATTGGAGACACGCAGTTGAGAGTAGATACTTACTCTTACCGACTGCGTTATTTGATACTCCACAGTTCAAGAAGCATCGCCAGATTCAACTACCAGATTGCGTGCAGTTCGTGGTAGACTTTAAAGAGGCCAAGGGTGGATCGATCTTCGCAACAATAGACCGCGACTTCTCAGAACAAAAATTTATTGGTTCCGAGATCTACTTGACCCCATTCATCGGCGAGAGCATCATGTATCGTACTGTGATCTTCTCATTTTTAGACCTAACTAAGGGTCTAATGCTCGATACTATCGCATATGACTATAATAAGAATACCAAGATGCTTGGAGTATTGGGTAGGACTCCAAAGACTAATGCAGTACTTAGGATCTATAAAAAGCTAGAACAGGAGAAGCTCTTTGAGGACGAACTCTTTCAGAGATATGTGCGTGCCCATGCAAAGGTAAGACTATCTCACATGCTACAGACATTTAACTATACCTTACCTGGAGACGTCACTGTGAACTATGCTAACATTGTCACCACTGCTGAAAAGGAGATGGAAGACGTTAAAGCTATGATGAAAGGTGAGAATACGCCGGATTGGCTGTACCTTTATCATCAATAATCTATTAAAATGCCACAAATTAGAGACTTTTACTTTAGAGACCAAACTGATCCTGCTTTTAGAGCTGACCAGCTAGAAGTATACGATAGCTTAGAAGAGACTCTACAGCAGGTGAAGATGACTCTGTTTACTCGTAAGGGCGAGGTGCTCGGCGAACCTAACTTTGGGATCGATGTTGAGAAGTATCTCTTTGAGTTTACAGTAGACCCTTTTGCCCTTTCTAAAGAAGCGACTGACCAGCTCAACACATATGTTGGTGAAGGTCGCTCTCGCAATATCACGACCCGCCCTGCAACCTATAAAGATTCCAGAGCTGGTCGTGAAATTTTCGTTCTTCTAATTGATATTCCTGAATTGAAGAATCCTCTTTCTATTTTTTACGATTAACTTTATAGAGCGCCTGCGCCTTTAGTTTCTCCGCCTTCTATGGTCTCAGCTCCTGCGGCAGGCTGTTCTGCTGTTGCTGCTGGTGCAGCAGCTGATGCTCCTCCTGCTGGAGCAGCCGCTTCTGATGCTGCAGCTTTTTCTTCAGCTGCCTTGCTCGCATCGATCCAGTGTTTGTTAGAATTAATTTCGTCAGCAGTTAACCTTAGTTCTTTTCTAATGAGGTATTCGGTTGAGAAATATGGTGTACCATCGTCCTTCATGATTCCTTTCTTCGCAGTAAACGAAGCGATTCTCTTGGATTCAAGCTCATTCTGCTTCATTTCTTCAAAGACGTTATCGTTATTGAAAGTTATTCCAAGACCATTACCGAACTTATAATCAGTCGCAAGATCAGGAAAGTCTAGGCACATCTGCAGGTAAAAAGGTTTAGTAATTAGTTCGGCAAAGACCGTACGCAGACGTCGAACGAATTTCTGATAACGAATCTCCTCACGAGTGATGCCCTCAGCGTTTAGCGTGAAGGCCCCCATACCGCTCTGTCCTTCCCAACGTGAGTAAGGAATCTTGGAGTCCATCTTCAGTTTCTTATAGAAGTAGTTTAGCAATTCAGAACCAGATAAGTTTGGGCCAGGCCATTGTAGAGGTTCGATCTTTACTTGTTGGTTCTGGTCATTGACTGGTAGCACATAGTTCTTATAGAACATCACGTTCGGCTTGCCCTCAACGCTCAGCTCACCAGTGTCACCGTTAAAGTAGATGTCCTCCTTAAGCAAGTTCATGAACTCTCTAACGTCTTCCTGACTCTTCTGTAAGCTCTTAGAACCAATCGGCACAGTAGTCGTCAGACGAATCGGTGCGTTCATCACGTGCCAGATTACTTTGCTGTGTTCGATGATGCGTAATAAGTTAAAAGACCTGATCAAGCGCTCGGTGAAAGAGACGCGTTTGGTCCTAAAGTGGTTTGAGTAGGAAAGGTAGATGATTTGTGAGTCGTTTAGCACTCTAGTCGAACCGTTTGACTGGTCGTACTGTACCCATTGCAAGAATAACTTGCCCTTAGCATCCTTTTGTAACTGAGGAGCTAGACTCACAGGATCAAGCTCTTTAAAGCCGATGATCTCGGTAGGTTTCTGTAGGTTGTCATACAGAATCTCAAAGGCCAGGTGACCCTCAACCAGGAACTGGAAGGCGTACTGCCATGCCGTGATAGCTGTGTCAAACCCCCAAGCTGTATAGATCTTCTCAAAGTTCTCGTTGTACTTGGTGACAACCTTTTCTTGATAGTTTAGACGTTCATCCTTAGTATTACCTTGATAGATCATCTTACCGGTAAGGTCTCGGCTGTAACAAAACCTGTTCTCCTCGTCATAGACGATCATGTCGTCGACGATGGTCTCGAGAATGAATTCAATCTCGCCGTTGGCCGCAACGTCACGTAGTCGTTCACGCTTGACAGCATAGTCCAATTGGAAAAAGGCGATCGCTTTGGTCCTCAGCTGGGAGGTAGTATCGGCGATTGCCATCGAAAACTTGAGCAGGTCTGAGCTGTCTGCGCTAAGCTTGTTTGAGCGAGCTGCGATCTGGCTCTCGATGAAGCCGATCGCCTGTGAGTTTTTTAGGAGAAGGTCCTCGTATCGAGTGCCGAACTTACTAAGTCCTTCAAGCGCTCCTCCTGCTCTGTTTTTACGTACGTCTAAGAATCCTGCCATGTATTAAAGTGTTGATTTTTCTATGAATTCCTCAAAGACTAGCTCCATGTTTAGCATTTCTGGAAAGAGCCCAAGCGGTGAGAACTTTGGTCGAACTAGGAGCCCAAATTGATCGAAATCAATGAGCCGAGCTTCGACTACGTCCTCTATTTTATATTTATTTATAGCATAGTCGAGGTTTGTTGCTCCAATCGACTGTGCAAGTAAGCTGGGTGGAAAGAGATAGAACCTCTTGTCAAGGAGACGACGTTGTTCGATCGGAAGTAAATTACCGTCTTCGAAAAGAGTAGGCAGGCCATTTCGTGAAGCTAACTCATAGTATGCCTCAAGTAGTTTAGATGCGATTTTTGCCGGAATCACCTTCAAGTTTAGCATCAACATCGTCTGTTGCCAGTTATCATGATAGAGTAGCAGACCAGTCGGCATCATGTCATAGTATCGCCGACCTCTGGTGAGAGTCGGTACTGTCTGTTCAGTAAGGGCGACTGCTGGGCTGATCATAGTAAGCGAATAGAATCTTCCAGGAATGATCTGCAGCTTTGGCTGCGGAATTCCGACCTCCTGGCCTACTGCTGTCAGGGAAAGGCGTCCGTCGTTCTTTTTTATTTGGCTAAAGGTCTTCACTAATTATTTCTTTTACATGTTATTGAACAGAAAGTTTTCGGTGATGATACCAAACTTCATGTTTTGACTCAACGCATACGCTTGAGCGGCCTTAAACTTTGCAGTATTGATGATATACATCTTCGCATGACGCGCATAGTTTAATGTCTGTTTTTCAGTGAGCCGAGTAGGAGGCTCAGGTGGAGTCAAGTACTTGTTGGGTTTGATCTCGATAAGCCACTTCGTCACAGAATCATCCTGGTTCCTCGTGCACATATAACAGTCGATCCAATATGTACTCTCCTTTTTGAGAATCGGATTAAAGTAAGGGATCCCGTGAGGTTCTGAGGCATACTCAAGGACTCGGATATGATTGTCACAGTACTCTAAGAACTTAAATTCCCAGCTAGAACGATAGATGATCTTAGTAAGGTCTCCCTTGTACTTTTCTGGGTTCTTGGGAGTAAAATAACCCTGACGAACTCTGCCGTTTTGCGGCTTGAGAAAATCATGGATGTCCTTTTTAGCTTTCATATAGGATTATTTATCCAAAAATAAAAATGGAGCCGACTTGGGCTCCATTCAGTTATCTGTGAGTTAGGCTTAACCTACGTTGTCTGCGATGAATTGGTCTGCGTCCTCTGGGCCGATTTTGCCCTGCTCAACGAGCTTTAGGATTAGTGAGGCAATCGCCAGCTTTTCAGGCACTGCGTCCTCGTCGATCTCTACTTCATTACGTTCGAAAGCGGCGACTAGGTCCTCGTGAGCTTCCTTTGCGGCAGCCTCAACTTCTTCTTCAGAACCAACTAGCTCAACCAGTTCGTCCAGCATTTGAGTGTCTAGGTCGAGCGCATTTTCCTCATCCGGATTGGCACCAACCACATAATTTTCATCGAGTCTAAGTAACTTAACCATGGTGGTATGTTTTTATTATTTATCAACCCAACTTACGCTAAAATGAGATCAAATGCCGAGTCTGAAAAGTATTGAGCGAGCATGGAATTAAAGCTCACAAAGGTTAAAGAAGAATCTCGAAGCGAGAGGAAGAGGTAAAGGTCATTGATGTCTTTCACATCAAGCAAGAGTCGAGCCGATTGGGGATATTTCTTCTTTAGGTCGATTATCAGCTTGGTCCACAAGAAGACTTGATATCCCTGCTTCAGAAGCTCAATCGATTGCTGCTTACCGGCCTTGTCGTTGTCGAAGAGAATACGAGAGTTCTTTTTGGTGACCAAGTTACCGAGTAAGGCCTTGCTCTTTGTCACGCCGGTGGTGGCGATCGAGTTGTCAAGGAACATCGAATCGATCTGGCCCTCAGTAATAATTATGGGACGCGAGAAGTCAACGTTCAGCACGTTGAAGTAGTTATTTAACGAGTCGATTTCTTGAATCAGGCTGTCCTCCAGGTCCCTCACGAGGCCGTTCTTTTTGAGTTCAGAATAGTTCTTGATGTTGTACTTTGGTCCGGGCATGGAATCATCGAGCTTACGTAGGGCAAAGCCCAGCATTCGGCCCGACTTGAGGTCTAGGTTGAATAAGTACACCTTGTCCTGTCGAGAGTCATAATAACAACTCGACTCAAACACAGGTAGACTGTCAATCTTACGCTTTTTGACGAATCGACCGACTGGGCTCTCAGGATCGGCCGCACTGCATGGTAACAGAGAAAACCTCTCGACTAGGTCATCAAACATTAGCAGCTTCTGACCGATCTCACGATTGATGAGAAGCTCTATCAAAAAGCCTCTCTTCTTTAGCGTGGTCTCAGGCTTGAACTCTACTCGCTTCTTCTCTAACCCAGGTAGGGTCAAGTTATACTTGGTTGAAAAGTGGGAGATGAACTTTGCAAGCGGCAC